TTATGCAGGGCTTCGTGTCACTTGAATTTCAGGACGCTTTGTATGAATTTGTTCAGCCACCAAGTCTGAATCCTCGATGGACATCTTGTAGCTATCCACAATTTGAATTATGGAACCTTCGCCAGCGTCATAGCGAATCAAGCAGGCATTTGCGATAATGCGAATCTTCTCCATAGCCATTGCCATGTTATTTCCCCCTCTCCATTAGAATCTCAGCCATGACGAGCTCCATGTCTCCAAGTCTAGCTTTCAAATCCTCCTTCTCTGCTTCCAGCCTTGTTATTTTCTCAGTATCCGTTTCAGAGGGTTGCTGGTTTCGGATGGCTGCCAACTCCTCGGGAGTTATCCCTTCTACCCAAAACGTTGCAATCTGTTGGGCTTTAGGTTTGTTCACGGTTTCACACCCATCTGTTTCTAATTCAAATTCTCCCCTTGCCACTAGATCTAATCGCTGGTTATATAATTCCCAAGCAGCAAGATCGAACCTAGGCTTATAAAGACCTTCTGGCACTGGAATAGCCACGGTATAACCTACTAATTCTTGTTCCAGTACAGTATCTTTGAAAGTTTCAACCGATTCAAAATTATCCTTTGGACCAGACTGCTTATAGATAGGAAAAACGCCTGTCACATTATCTGTGACAAGCGTTACGTCTGTGATATATCCGTTTAAATCGATAATAATTGCTTCTTTCATGGCGTCCTCCTTATTGTTCTGCTCGGAATGAGATACCATTTAGAATAAACCAGTTATTTCCGCCCATTCTAAACTGAACTTCTCCGTTTATTTCAACAGATGCACTTGAAACAACCTCAGCTGTTCCATTGTTCGATAATGTTACTAGTCTAAGATAGTGACTGGGTCTATACCCTTTTGGCAATATAAAAATTGGTACCCCTGCATTCGTGGCACCATCTTTTATAGATCCTCTTAAATGTACAATCCCTTGATCATCCAAATAATAACTTGCTGGCGGATTAGGGGCGCCATAGTTAACCCAGCCATTTAACAATGTTGATGTAATCCATTGCGGTTGAACCTTCTGCGCTTTCGTGTTTTCAAGCACACTAACCCTTTTCACGATGTCCGCCTGATTCTTAGTTAAAGTATCGACATTTGTCCTTAGGTTAGCTGAATATTCCCCCTGCACATCCTGAATATTGGATGTTAGGCTGTGCTGGTCAAGAGCCAGATATGTGACAGTGTAGGTTGCAGATGGGTCATATTCAGCTATTTGTTTATAAGCTCTCTCCCCAAGGTAGGGTGTCATTTTCATGCCAGTTGATGATATAGTCCAAACTTTATCTACCTGTTCATTTTTATGCACATATACAATTTTTTTTGCGCGGTATTTAAGAGCCGATTGTGGTTCGATCGAGTCATTAATGTATGCCCATCCTAAATCTCCTCGATAAGGTATGCTTGCCTTTTCTCTAACTATGACACCTGTACCAACCTCGATCTGGTTCAGATCATCATGAAGCATGATAGCTCCTTCGGGAATAATTTTTTCAAATAGAGGTTGTGATAGTTGATATTGAAGTTTGTAAGGCGTTGACCACTCAGGGTATGAAAAAGTTGGTGTTGTTGTTGTCCAATTTGCAGTTCCACCCGCATCCCCATTCATGGAGTTGATGAATTTAATTTTTGCCCAATACTTTGTGCCAGACGTGTATGGTTTTCTCGCGTCACTAGAACCATCGAACATCTTCCAACCGTTAAAATAAGCTTGAATCTCAGCTTGGGATGGTTGAAAATCATCGCCCCAACCGCTATCCGCATTAGATATTGATATATACAAAAGTCCATCATTCCATAAATTAAAAGCATCGGTTGGATATGATGTTTGCCAAGCGGTTGAAAGTTGGTTGGTTAAAATTTTTCCATCAAATTTAACTATCTGGGCATTCGAATCATAAGGTATGAATCCACTAATTGGAATCCTAACTTGTTTTTTGCCTGTTGATTTTTGGGAGTATACCCAATGCAAATTGCCGTCCAAATCCATTGTTCTAAACTTCGCTAGTTTATAATAATCATGCCCTATACGATATAGTTGATCCGATACAGAGCCATCAATATTGGAGCACCATTGACCTGGAAAGAATAAATAATTATCTTCACGTGGTTTGAACGGTTTTGGTATTTCACCGCAAGTTAGCGTCGGATTAGAATATATTGCTGTGCCTAGAAGCCCTGTGCCAGACGAATCTAGCGTATTAAGGACTATTTCTAAGTAAATCGTATCATTTAAAGTGTTTATGGATTCTCCCGTTAGTTTATTCGATAATCTCCGTTTATAAGCATCACACAGATAATAATATGGCTTAAAGTTAGCACCCGTTATTGTTACTCTGAAATAATACGTTTGGTTTCTAGCTACAGGCACGTAATAGCGAATAAAGCTTCCATTTACAGAATCATTCGATGTAACCGAGATTTTGTAAGGATCCATAATTACATATGAACTTGTTCCCTGCATTCCTGTTTCCCATTCTGTAAAAGGAGGCAACAAATTCTCCCCATACTTTATTACATAAGGATTCATTATCGACTTCATATCATCTACATAGGGATATCTTGCTGCGATTTGCTCTGTTGTCATGCTATCTATTTCATTGTATTCTTCATCCGAAATTTCATATACTCGACAAGAATCAAAATATCCATAAGTACCCGGTTCCCCAATAGTGATTGCATTAAAACCGGATGTTTGAGTATCTTCCGTCGGAGAAAATTTTTTATAAACAGTGGTGAATTTGGTAGTATCCGTAACAGGTGGTATAACACCAATACCACTAGGTACAAGCGATGTTAATTGGATTTGTACCCCTGTTGCGTTCCCATTTTTAACATCGCCGATTAAGATATATTTCCTCCCTGCATGAAATTGGTAGGCCGAATTAGTTGCTCCAGCTCCCAATGGGTAGCCCGTTGCTACAGTGACTTTTAGTCCATTCATTCCAGATGTGGTATTTGTGGGGTCCAGTGCTATTGATGATTGGTATGCAAAATATCGTGATATTGACTCAAATCCACCATCCTGACCAAGCAAATTTATAAGCGTACGCCCCTTAAAACCAGTAACATTATATGGAGCTACCCTGTCAGACTGGACGACCTGGGTACCATATCGTAAATTCAGAGCCGTCGGCTCAGGACTATCAATTCCTTCCGCGTGAGCATCCTTAATCCCTTGCTCCAAACGGTTCATATCATGTTCCGTCACAATCTCCTCAAATTTCCAATTCGTTTTTGCGTTATACGTCACGTTCTATACCTCCTTGATTCCTATCGTTTGCTTTATAATCGTGTCGCTGGTAATCGGCACATAGACGGCGTTGGAGCTAATGACGGCGTCATCTTGGCTTTTTAGCTCGATAAGCGTCACTTCCGTTACGGAGCCGTAAGGGATAACATACTCCATTTCAACCGTGCCGGCCGTCACTTGCTTTATAGAAAAACTGGATATCGCATAGCTCTCATTCACAACAACCTTGGCAATCCGATTATTCGTAAATGAAGCCAGTTCAGACAAATATGTCGTCGGTATCATACTAACTGCACCTCCTGCCCTTTTACTGCAAATGGCGTTTGACCCAGCTTCCAGCCGCTCCCTAACCGGGTTCCGCGAATTAGTGGCGTAGCACTCACATGCTCCTGTAACACGATAGTATCGAGTAACGAGGTCGATTGATGGTAGACAATGTTAGCCGGTTTAATCGTATGAATCGTATATTCGATCTCTTTAAAATAGGCGGCGTCCGGAACGTCAAATGTTACTTTGAGAATATAATTTTGCTCGTCGATCTCCACGGTGGCACGCCCCTCGCCGGCAAGTACATCCAATCGGGTCTGTAGATAACGCGCAGTAAAGGGGGGCTTGGTGGAGTAGCGGTTGATCAGTCTTCTGCGCCGGAAATCCAGGGACTCTGTCGTTGAGTCAGCTCGAATCCCCAGCATTTGCTCCCTGCGTTTGATAGCCTGGATGCTGGACGTATCTACGAATTGGTCATCCAGCAGCCTTTGAACGGCTTCGGCTAGAGCGTCAAGCTCCGCATCTTCCGTTGTAGCAAGCTCCGCGAAATCGGTTATCTCCTCATAGAACTCAGGTAAGTAATGAATCAGCTTAGACAAACAAGCTCACCACCCCAAGCACCGGAATTTGCTCGCTCGTTAATGTCAGATTAGCACCGGCTCCATTAAGCATCGTATTGGATACATCCGTAACACCAGGTACGGTCAGAATTCGCGCCTCAATCTGACTGACCCTGATAACAAGCTGTGATTCACTCATCCACGCTTGCCGCAAGGATAACAGGTATGCTTCGAGCACCGCTTCGATTTCAGCTTGAACTTGTCCCAATGTCATGCCATTTTCTAACGTAAGGCTTGTTTCTAGATTGAGAGTGACATTCTCAACTCCAGCTATGGTGACCTTATGTCCGATAGGGGCAAACCCAAGCCCTTCCGCGCTGTTAACGGTTGGATCCATAGCGGTCTGGACATCGTTAACCAACATGGGAGACGGTGAGCTGTAGTCGGAAGAAATAATAGTGCATTTCACCGTCCCTCCGCCCTGCCACACCGGAAATACTTTGACTCCCCCTATGCCCGGGATATCCCCGATCTTCTTCTTATAATCGGCAACATTGCCTCCGAAGGGCTGCTCGTTCAGGGTCGCAAAGTACCGCTTCCGTAGCGAAGCGTCGCTTTCCACATCCTCGCCGGGCACGAGCACTTCCGAAAGCTCTGCTTTGGCCAGCCCGGATAAATTATTAATAGGCAGCAGTGTACCGTAGTATTGGTTTCCAGCCGCTCCCGCCGTCTCGCACTCCAATTCAAAAGCACCGGCCGCAAGCTTTCGAATGACGGTGTAATTCAGTGAACTGCCTGAGAATCGGCTGCCGATAGGCACGTCGAAGGGAGCATTGCCCGAGCCATAGAACAACGCTTTGCGAAGAGATTTTGTAGCAGGCTTGCGTTCAATTCCAAATTCCAGCGTACGACGCTCCAGATAATCTCCTGCCGCTGTGTCGGCAAAGGAGAGATTACGGTTAATGTCCAGCTCGGTGTACAATCCTGCCAGTTCCCATGCGGCCGGTGCCAGCGCATCATAAATGATGCTGCCTTCCCGTTTATCTATATCCGAAGGAATCCGGTCCAGCATTCTATTTAAAATGGCTTGAAATGTTTGATGCTCATACACTTTCTCCAACCCCCTTGGTTAATGCGACACTCCCATACAGTGAAACAACCGTAAAGGAAGCCGTAATGTCATCCCCGTTTATCTCGACTTCAAAGTGCTGAATGTCTTTGATCCGGTCATCCTGCAATAATGCTTCCCGGATTCGCCTGTTCAGCTCGGTTTGAACAAAGGACGGGCTGCGTCCCGGAATATTGGAAAATTCACTGCCGTAATTTCCGCTATAGATGATATGTTCAAACCGCTCCGTCGCCAGTATTTTTAATGCCGCTTGCTTTACGGCTTCCAAACCATCTACCATACCCAGGATCCTCTTCAAACCCGGATCGATCCGGTAGGTCCTGCCGGGCTGCCGTACGGTTTGAGTCACCTTGCCTAATATGCCGCCTTGCGGAATCATCCCTCCACCACCTTATCCAGAACGATGAACTTAAGCCCGCCCTGCATTCTAAGCAGGAGCACCACATCGCCTGCTTCCAATCCTTTTCGAATGACGATAGGTTCGGCAAGGGCTTCTTCCGTATTTCCCCCATTAATGGAATGCGTATGCTTCAAATCCAATTGCAGAGGGGTAAGGCTTTCCGGAACAAGCAAAAAATCCTCCGTAAGCGGCTCTCTTTGCGGATCGAAGCTCACTTCTAGAGGATTTACTTGTGTTACATTTCCTGTAAATATGGAGACGGGATATCCGGCATGAACCGCATCGGCCCCCGCCTGCTTGATTAAATCTAATAATCTCATTTCTCAATCACCACCTTAGGGTCATCCATTCTGATATCAAACAGGTCGAGTGACATGGAATGGTCGCTGCCTTCAAATTTATGCGTACACTCATTGACCAAAAACCTCATGTTAATCCCCTCTTCCGCAATGTTAATAGATAAATAGCTGCCGGCTCTTACGCGAATATCCCCAATAGCCTCCACCTGAAAGCTTCTGCCCACTCTATTCTTAAGATTCATCAAGTTGGCCAGCGACTTCTTCACCTGGTCATCGTCCATCTTCTCGTCCACCGATTGGTACAGCATCAACAGTCCCCATTTGGCGATATTGCTGCTGTCCTGTTTTATAAATAGCTCGCGCTTTCCAAGCTCCTTATTGTCCCGGCCGAGAACAACCATATTGTATGAATTCTCGATGGTTACTTTTTGCTTGTAATCGTACAGAAGACTTCCGTCACCTAGGGATAGATTAAGCACCCTATCCTCAACGTTTTGGATAACCAGCTCGCCGAAGTCATCCAGAAGCAGGAACTGTTTGCCGGTTCCGAGCAGCGTATTGTCCATAGCCTTGCAAATAATATCCATCGTCTTCACGCCATCCTCCGATATCTTCGGAATCTTATACTCGGTATCGATCAGCGTGCCTGTTTTCAACTGGTATTTATCTGCAAAATGCTGTACGACCTCCGTAGCCGTCATGTCGGATTTTAGAAGGTAATCATTGACCATCAGGTATCGCATTTGATCATATGCCGTAATTTTGACTTCCTCGTCCCGGCCGCTGCTAATCACAAAAATGTACCCATAGAATACTTTGACGCCATCCTTGCGTACGCGGACTATATCGCCGACGTTGTACTTAAAGTCCTTATCCTCGTACCAGCCGCCTTTAATCAGTGTAAACTCAAAAGTAGAAGCGCTGCCCTTTCGGCTTGTCTTATAGGTCGCATCAGAAATGATTCCTGAGACATCCCACAAATGACCGTCCCGATTATCCAGGATAATCTCTAACATCTATGACCACCTCCTAGTACTGTGGAATTCTTACCAACGTACCTGCCGGTAGTTCCATAACCTTATCGTTTGTAATTCCGTTAAATGCTTGAAGCTCAGTCCATCTATTTTCATCACCAAACAAACGTTTTGCTACTTCCCTCAGCTGTTCCCCCGCCCTTAAAGTGTACGTCTCCGGTTTAACCCGCTCGTCCGGGCGCATCGGCTGCTGCTGCACTATTGCCGTTTCTCCATTTTCCAATTCCACTGTGCTTACACCGCGTGCTGAATAAAATACATATTCCTTAAGCTTCAAGGTGTATTCAATATCGCCGGAGGATCCTGCCGATTGCTTCCATTCGAAGGATTCAATAGATGCAGGGAAGTTGAGGTCTGATAATCCCGTAACGCCGCTTGCCTTGGCCAAAGCATTGTAATCTCCCGCGAAAATAAATCGGATGGGGTGCTTGCTCTCCATCCATTTTCGGATCAGGTTAACATAATACATAGGCACAAATAATGTGACTTCCTCATTGACAAAAGGGTAGTACTGATTAGGGAAAAAGCTGCTGAAACTAACTTCCTTCAGCTTCGGGTTTTTGATGACATTGATCTCGCCCGCCCGAGTCTCATCCGTGCCTCCGCCCCTGCCGACAATATTGTAGGTTTTCCCCTGCCCTTCTTCTTTGACGTCCAGAGACTCGGGATTTACGGGTAATTGGAACCCTTCCGCTTGATTGTTCCAGCTCAGCGATATTCTGTAGTTGTTCAATAGCTGCACTCCTTTCCTTTATTTCCTACATAAAAAAGAAAGGCACCCTGGAGGGTGCGCTTTTTACTAATTACCCATATACTCCTTGGGCTGAGTTAGAAATTTCTCTTACCATAACGTCTTCAATACGGCGAATCATCTCATTCACATCGGTCGGATTATTAATATCTCCCGTTGTGACTTGAACCGTAGGGGTTAAAGTAACGAAGTTCTGGATATTTTGCATTTCCGCCAGGTCCCGCATCACCTTGATATCCTCGCTCGTTACGTCAACCGTATCATCGATCTGGCCGACGACGCCAACCCTGTCGATATTATTGTTTTTTTGGTTCCAACCGTCCAGGATAGAGGTTTGCTTGTTAGGGTCAAGGGAGCCTTGCAGTGAAGACAGCTTATTGACAAGGGTCGCTCCGCTGCTATAGCCAAAATCGAATTCGTTCTTCAAATCCTTGTAATCCATCCGTCCTATGACAGCTACGTCCTTGTCACTGACAGGCTTCTCAAGCTGGTCCATCATATCCCTCATACTATCGCTGATGGCATGAATGTTATTCTCATCAAAGAGCTTGGCTTGGCCGATATTGAGTCCGAACATGCTGTTTACTCCATCTGCCAGCCAATTAAAGCCTTTCAAAATTCCATTTATACCCTTCAGGATGGTTGTCATAAAACCGCCCGCGAAATCTTCAACACCCTGAGCCATGCTTATTAGGAAGCCGCCAAATGTCACAGCTAAATCGTAGAACAGTTTTTTCACGGAATAAGTCGAGTCTATAAATATATTGATTAGACCTTCTCCAAAGCTCGCGAAAACGTTCCATAGCATGGCGACAATATTCCATACTACTCCATATAGCACCATGAAACTCCCTACTATAACACCGACAATTTGCTCTGCAGTAATGCCGCAGTTTAAAAGATAATAAACCAATATTCCTACAGCAGCAGCTACTAATAGGATGGGCCAGCTTGCGAGAGCCAGCTCCAATATGGGAACAAGCGCGGCCCATAGTACAGGAATGAGCATGGTAGCAATGGCTGCAGCAACGGCCAGGATAATATTGCTGGCAGTGGACCAATTACTTTGAATGGCATCGGATACTTGCAGGAATCTGTCCACTAAAGACGTTACGAGCCAAGCAACTACGTTCAAGCCTGCTTGTAGTGCGTTAAAAAACGGGTCAAATTTCCCTTCCTGGAATGCCGTGTTGAGTGTCGCGAGCAGAGGCTGCAGAGCTTGTAATGCCCCTTGGCCAGCAGTGGCGAGAGATGTTTGGAAATGGTTACCCAACGCCTCCACTTGCTTGGCCGGTGTCGCTAACATCGTTTCAAGTGCTTTCTTTCCCATATTTTCCTTTTCAAGCAGTTTATCAAAAGCATTTATAAAACCATTCAAATCGCCGGCTTTTCCGAGATCCTCAATTTTTGAAGCCTTAATGCTTGCCTCGGACATGTTGTAACGCCCTGCCAGCGAAGCGGTATTTCCGCTCATCGCTTCTTTCAGTACGGAGATGTTATCCCCCAGTCCTTTACCCTCGTTATCGAATGCATTTAGGCGAAGCGCCAAATTATTGATTTTCTCAAGTTGATTCGTGTTCTTGGTCTGAGGAAAGAATGATAACGTTCCCTTCAAAAATTCATTGACGTCCACACCCGACTTGACAGCATCCGCCTTGAACTTTTGAAACATCGCAGTACCTACTTGATCGTCACCGGTTCTTGCCTTAAACGTATCTTGCAGCTTCTGCAGCTCCATTCCGCCGGACAGGGCTTTTCCTCCGAGCTCTTTGAACGTATCGAAGTTTAAATACTGGCCGGCCAACCCTTTGATTTTGTCCAAAAGCCCGCCCCCGGCCCCCCCGCCTTGCTTGCCCTTACCGTTCAATTTATCCTGCAGCTGATTAACCTTTTCCTCCAGCTCGGCGATTTTCTTTAGGTCCTCCTGCATTTGCTTTACTCCGGTATTGGAAAGCTTAAACAGTCTGGCCGTTTGGACGATTAACGTCAATAAGCGTAATATATTTGTTAATCCTCCAGCTGATAATTTAGGCATTGCCGGTGCTGGGTTCATTGGGGGATTAGCTGCACCCGCAGCCTTCGCGGCATTAACGACATTTGCAACCTTTGCTACATTTGCCACATTCGCAACTTTTGCCACATTCGCCACATTTGAAATTTTTGCATTTGTGATATTCGCAGTCTTTACTGCATTGGCAGCGTTGGCAACAGTGATCTTGATATTAGCCTGTATAGATTGTTTCAACAATACAGTAGAATTGAAAACCGTGCCCATACCCGATTTGGATATTGTTGACGCTTGTGAAAATTGTTTAATCAATTTCAACGATGCTCCTATGGTTGCCAGCGGCTCTCCCTCCTTTCTTGCACAAGTAAACCTCTCTGCGGCTACCTGCTTTTCTTCGCCTGGGCCTTTTTCTCCTGATCGATTCGAATATCAATCATGGCATAGATCACGGCCCTTTGACGGGAAGTCATGTTCATTAGATCATGCGGTAAAATGTTTAATTCATGGAGGGCGTAGTAAGCATAATTAGCCTCACCGTCCCCCTCCATAACTAGTTTTTTGCTTCTTCGACCAGCTCGTTCATATTTTTGTCGAAGGCGTTAAGCTCCTGGATTTTTTCAATCAGCGCCGCATACTCCCCTGCCAACAGCATTTTCCGGAGAAGGTTCTCTGCGCCCATGACGCCGTAGGATTTTTGCAGCTCGGCATCTTTCAGATTCGGGAATACGACGCTGGCAACCGCCAGCTTCACCATATATTCCGTTGGATCGGTTTCCTGCGTTGCCACACCTCTCTTTCCTTGAACGCGCTTGGTCGCCGACTTACGAATCGATTCGTTCTCTTCCTCCGTCATACTTCTCAGCTTCCAAGGGACCGGCTTCCCGTCCTTGTCCTTAAAGCGTTCCGAAACAACCAGTTCCTCCGTCAAGCCGCTAACATTTTGTGCATAGAATACGCTCAAATCGCTCATTGTTTAATACCCTCCATTAATTAACCCAGAACGGGCTTTCCGAATTGGTCTAGAATATCCACATCATCAAACGTAAAACTTACTTCCTCTTCCAAAGCATCCGAGCCCGTGTCCAGCAGCGCCATAATGACGCTATCCAAATTCACGCCCTTCAGGACAACCGTTTGTTTTCCTACGGAAGAGGACGGATCCTCGTTGATCACCTGCACATCGAAATAGGTATCCTTGCCCTGCTTGATATAATCCAGCATCATTTCTCTGAACACCGAGGTGATGTAATAAATCGTCATGCTGCCTGAGCCTTTCCAGCCCTTAGCCTTATGCTGCGTGCCGCGTCGTCCCAGAGTCTTCACCTCAGACTTTTCCTTTTCGACCTTGCCCTCAAGCTTCTTGATGTAGAACATCTCTTCCACCTGACCGTTAATTGTGGCATAAGCCCGGCCCTCTTGACCGGAAATCGTATCGCTCGCTCTTAAGAAAGACATATTATTGCACCGTCACTTTCATATAAATTTTTTCAACCGAATCGACCGGCTGTACTCCAACTTCCACATACACGCTATCCGCCTCATTGCCTTCCAGCACCACTACGTCGCTTTGAGAATCGAAGTTTTGAACCGCATTGATTCCCTGCAATGTGCTCAAGTACGAATTGCATTCGCCGCGCAGTAGATTTCTGCCATCCGCGTTATTGTCCACTTTTCCGATAAAGAACGATTCGAAGATTCGTTTGAAGTCATTGTTGATGCCGTCGAGCACGCGAATGACCCGATTTTTGCGGAACTCCTTGCCTTTGGCCGGAGAAAAGCCCGTAAAGGTATTGATGTCCAGCTCCACCTTGGCTTTCCCTTGGCTTGGCGTAAACACAAATTCCCCATTATTGATGGCTGTGATGATCTGCTCGTTGGTATAGCGGGGCTCCACGTCGACAGCATCATCGTAAGCATCATAGGTCAGCGATTCGTTCACCTGCGCTCCGGCCGTTGCAGCAGCAACCCATGCCACAGCTTGTGCCGCCTTCAGCCTTGTCCCATCCGAGAGAATAACGCCGTTCTTGACGCTAATGACGCCTTCATAGTCCGCCGTTGGATAGTTTTCCAGCACGACCTGGACCTTCTTGCCTTCATCATCCCGAAGCCGGCGCACGAAGGAAGTGTATACCGATTTGAGGGTGCTGTCCGTTGACGGGAGAGCCATCGTTTGGAAGTCGACCAGCTCGGCAGCCGCCAAATAGTCCATATGGTCCTGGTTGGTCACCGTACCGTCTGTACCGCCGGCCAGCGCAGTTCCTGCCGTTTCCGTTAAAGCGCCGGTTCCGCTGAATGCAACCCAGTCATTAGACTTGAGGCCATCCGCATCGGTGACCGATTGACTATCTGCGATTTTCCCCGCCAGCAGCGTCTTCACATCCCATTTGGTTTCGTCGTCGAAATTCTTTTGGATAACCAGAGAGATATCGTTGCCGCGCAATCCGCCATATTGGGCAGTTGCCGTTAGAGTGCCTAGCGTTGCTTTCGCCTTGGCTCCTTCGTTCAAGCGATAGACAAGGACCGTCTTAACCCGCTTCAGCGCTTCCTTGACCAGCAGCAGCTGCAATGCCGTCACATCGTATCCGAGCAGCTTGGATACATCCTCGCCAGCTTGAATCTTGAGCATTTGCTTCGACGATCCCCAGCTTAGCGATAAAGGCATGGTCATCACGCCGCGGTCCCCTACGGCTCCAACTGGTTTCCCCTCCCCGACAAATTCAATGTATACCCCTGCACGATCTTTATTTTGCGTTGTCCATGTTCCTCCAGCCATTTAGTTAGCCACCTTTCTTGAAAACTCCGTCATATATTTTTTTACTTGCTCCATGGTGTAAGCTGCATCCTCCTGCAGTAAGGCGTTCAGCACATCTTTTTGCTGCGCCGTATACCGGCTCGAATCCAAAAACTGCTGCTTGGTATATGTGGATACCGCAGCTTCATCACTTTTACTTCTTGTACTCATTTGTACCGTTCCTCCTGTTCTAAATGCATCATTTTTACTGCGGGCGGTTTCTGCTTCATCATGCGGATATCGAAGCTGATATAAAATCGGAGCGAATCCTCCGCGATTTCATGATGAAGATCATATCCCCGGTATTTGTTTCCTTCCCGTTCGATGGTTTCCAGCTCCTCATACAACCGTTCGGCCATCGCATGATAGCCTAATGGGCTGTTCCGGTCTGCCGGATCCGGGTAGTATTCGATCCTGAACAAAGTAGGATATCGATACCGCCCATTGACTTCCTTGACTTGCTTGCTGCTCACTAAATGAACTAGTAAAGCAGGCCTCTGCCAATTCTGATCCGGATACTCATCGTAAACGGGGAGATTAAATCCCAGGGACTGCAGCCGCTGTAGTAAGGCTTGTTTCATTTCCTCAAAAATCATAGATCCACCTCAAATGCGTTGGATAATGGTTCCAGCCCAGTCCGAACGCTGCTAGAATCCCTTGCTTTGAACCGAAACCGCCGCCTCTCCCTTGGGAAGCTCGTCTGTGTTTTCCCTGTAAACAATAGGGCTGCTAGCTACTTCCGCCAGAAAGGCAGCCGGCCGGCTCTTGATTCGAAACCTCGTGAACGGACTGCTATCGCAATCGTTCATCTCCAATTGCCTTATCCGCTATCCTATGTGCTCGAAGATGCCACACCTCCTTCATTCATGGTGTTGGTGATTGCTGCTGCAACCCGGAGTGTTTCTCGGCGATCCAAGGGGTTTCTAACCCCGCCTCATCTTCACACCATCGACGACTAGCGTCTAAGGTGGAATATCATGTCCACCCACAGCATGACCGAGTCCTCCGATGATCAGGGTACAGTAGGAATCACCCGAGCCGTAGCTCTATGAACCTAATGTACATCCTGACCGTAGACATTTTGTTGACACGCTTTGGACATGAATTGGACATCCTCATTCCAAATAGAGAAGTGTATTGGCTACGGAGACGACCCCTTCATCCAATTTGCGGTCAATGGTTTTATCGCAGTAATTCCACCCGCTGAATTTGAGAATAGTCGCCGCGCGGGTATGGCCTTGGATATAGCGAAAGGTCACAACCGCCCTGATATTCTCGTCCGCAATCTGCTCTACGGCTCTTTCTATTAAGCTAGTGAACCGCAGCAGAGATTGCTGAACATGTTTTTGCATGTCGTTAGCAGGGGGATTTTGGTCAAATAGCTCCAGCTTCTTCTTTCTGTCTTTGTATTGCTTGAGATATTCCTTCGCGATCTTGATTTCCTTTACCGTTGCTGCCGGAAATGCTTCATTCTTCATAAGCAACATGCTTCTCACCCTTCTTCATATGAAATAGAAATAAGTACTCTCCTGTAGAAAAACAAATAGGCAGCTATTCTTGACGAATCCAAGCTCAGCCGTTCTGATCAGGCCGTTACGCTGCCTCAAAGTAATTACACCTTGGGTTCCTTGCTTCCAAAAGCTACATGCAAGGAATCGCTTCCTTGCCAGCTTGTCCGCTAACAGCTATACTAAAAACAAGCATCTTGCTTCATAGCTAACGTCTAAGCCGCCCCGCCAGGCGGCTTTTTCGTATTGCTGTCATGCATTCTCCACATCTTTCACCCAGCCCGCATAACCGACGAAGTACATTTGCCGATATCTCAAATAGGTCTCCCCCCTTTCTATCAATCACTTTTTAGCGATGGATGACACTATTTAGTCAATCGTTGACCAAATAGTACCATCGTGTCACTTTATAGTCAACGATTGTTTGTCACTTTTTAGTGATACCGTTGAATTTTTGGTCAACTTTTACTAATATAAAGATAGAGAGGGGATTGAGACCCGTGAAATACCATGAACTGTTATCCCGTTATATAGAAGAAAGCAAGCTAAGCCTTGGAGAGCTTGTCTTGAGGCTTAAAAATCGTGATATCGATATTACAAAGTCGTATATCAGCAAGCTCAAAAACGGCAATAAACCCCCAGCCTCGGAGGAAATTACCCGCGCTCTGGCCGAAGTCACAGGCGGTGACCCCGATGCTCTGGTTATGGCCGCCTACATAGATAAAGCCCCCACGGAAGTGAAGGATGCTCTCCGGGAGGCCGAAAAATATAGATTTGCCTTTCATCTGACTCGCAAGCTGATGGATTTCATGGAGTTTTACAACGAGCACCAAGAAATTCAAGAAGACTTGTTGCACGAAATTCAATCTATGGGAGATGAGCTAAGGGAAGCCTACCATTATGACTATCCCTTCGATAAGCTTAAAGAGGCTCCCGAGTCCGCTCTGCAGCTGATAGGTTCCCTTCGTTCCCGCTTTTTCCCGCAGTCGCCTTCAGTCACCATGGGAAGCGAAACGATCCATTTTGCCAATTATCTTGACGATAAAGGTCAAATCGTACGCCCGTTTCCTCGGACAGAAAACGCTGCTTCTCCCTCTTACAATAAAGCGGCAGATTCCGGGAATGATCCGGATGTGACCCGGCGCATGCTGGAGGCTGCCCGCGATCTTATGAAAGAAACCGACGATTACATCGATTTTCTTGAAAATATGGGCGTCGAAGCGGAATATGTCGAAGACATTCTCAAAGACGTCATCTATATGAAACGCTATATGAACAAGCTGTATAACAACATCCATGGCTTGCAGCATACCCTTCAGGAAGGGAAGCGGCCAGGAAAGTCAACTCGTAACCCTATAGGCGCCTTGGGGATTGTGACGGAGGAATCCGGAGAGTATCTGAGCCAGGCGGCCTATAATGGGAAACCGGCTCCTCTTACCGAGCAAGAACGCAAGGAGTTTGAAGCCAAACGGAAATTATTCGAAAAATTTAACGGCGAACACTAG